TTAAACGTTGGGATAAAGACATTGCTGAAACTATTATCTGGCCTGAAAAATCGTTTAAAATAAAGAAATTATCACCTTTTATCAAGTTTAACCTTACTAAATGTAAGTTTATTATGAAAGAGGTATTTGTATGAGCGATGACTATGTACCTACGCCGTGCATAAACATATGTACAATTGATACAGATAGTGGTTATTGCATGGGTTGTAGTAGAACACAAGAAGAAATAGACAAATGGGATCATCCTGATACAACTAAAGAATGGAAAGAAAATAATTTGAAGGAGTTAGATGAAAGAGGGTAAATTAACAGAGCAAGAAGTACGAGATGAATATAGAAAACACCGTAAAGACAAAGCATTTGCAGAATGTTGGCCTGCTAATAATGATAGTTTTTATGAGTGGTGCTCACAATACCTAGACTACAAACACATAACTAAAAAGAAAAGGAAATGACAATAGAACCTATAAAAGAAAAACTAGATGAGAAGATCGCCAAACTAAACTCAAGCAGAGTTTATAAGAAGGTTACACCTAAAGGTGACTTGTCATGGTACATCAAGTGGGCAAGTAGTATTACACTTATTATTGCTATGATGTTTACAGCAGTAGAATTGTTTCCTTTAAACATGTTTATTGCAAACATAGGTTTTATAGGTTGGTTAATTGTAGGTATGCTATGGCATGACAGGTCCTTAATCGTGTTGAATGCTATATCACTTGCAATATATTCTATGGGTATATTGAATTATTATTATGGCTAAATATTTTGATGAAGAATGGCCTAAAGAGGAAGAAATATTGAGAATAGGGTTAGAACAATCCAGAAGAAACAAAGCAGATAGATTTCCTACTGCTGATGAAAGATGGCCAAGAGCAGGTAAGATTATGAAAAGAAGAGCATTTATTATAGGTAATGGTGAGTCACGTAAGAACTTTGACTTGACAACATTAAAGAAGTATGGTAAGATATATGCCTGTAATGCTTACTATAGAGATAATCCTTTACCAGATGTATTGATTGCTGTTGACAGCACAATGACACACGAAATATATCACAAGGGTATTGCTCATAAGATACCTTGCTACTTTAGAGAGTGGACTAAATGTCCTAACTTTATGTACCAGACTATGAAGGCTGGGTTTTTATCTACACAAGGTAAACAAAAAGAGGATAAGTTTATAACAAATGGCGATAGTGCATTGCCTATTGGCGATTACTTTGTTATGAATGCTCATACAATCAAAGGTGAGGCAACAATAAGAAAAGAAGACGGCACGAAGTATAAGAAAGATGTTGACAACACCCACATTTATGTATCTTGGATAACAGACGGCGATAAGACACAAGAATGGGAAGACCCAGGCTATCATGCTGGTGCAACAGCAGGCCATATTGCATGTAAATATAGTGAACTAGATGAGGTGTATATGATAGGTATGGATTTAAGATCAGATACAAAGTTATATAATAACATCTACAAAGGCACCCATAACTACTCATCAGCACACTATGAACCCAGCCCTACAGGCATATGGGAAGCAGAGTGGTTACGAGTATTGAAAGACAACCCTAACGTGTCATTTTACAAGGTAAATAAGGCAGATGATAACAATACAACTAATCAAAAACTACTAGGAAACGAGAAGAATTTAACATATATTACTCAAGCACAGCTGCTTGACAATATCAGTAAATGGTGATAGAATATTATAATGGTTGAGTATGTTGCCAGTATAAATAATAGTAATACTTACATTAATACAAATACGTACACAAATATATACAAGGAGAAAATACAATGTCAAGTGCATTAGAAGCCCTAAAAAAGTCAAAGTCTAATTTTGACGCTCTAACAAAGAAGTTAGAAAACACAATAGAACAACCCGAAAAGAAAAACAAATACCAAGACGATAGGTTATGGAAACCTGAACTAGATAAGTCTGGCAATGGTTACGCTGTAATCAGATTTTTGCCTGCTATTGAAGGTGAAGATATGCCATGGCAAAGAGTCTGGCACCATGCGTTTCAAGGACCAGGTGGTCAATGGTATATTGAGAACTCTTTAACTACACTAAACAAAAAGGATCCTGTTAGTGAAGAAAACACAAGGTTGTGGAATACAGGCATAGAAGCCGATAAAGAAATTGCTAGAAAAAGAAAAAGAAAGTTACAATACTATTCTAATATTTTTGTAGTGAGTGATCCTAAACATCCAGAGAATGAAGGCAAGGTGTTCTTGTTTAAATTCGGTAAGAAAATCTTTGATAAGATTACTGAAGCAATGAACCCAGCATTTGAAGATGAAAAGGCAGTTAACCCATTTGATTTTTGGGAAGGTGCAAACTTTAAACTAAAAATCAGAAAAGTTGACGGCTACTGGAATTATGATAAATCAGAATTTGAGCCAGTATCTAAATTAAAGGATGCTGATGAGGAGATACAAAAGATATGGTCTTCTCAATATGCTCTCAAGCCCTTCATTGATCCAAGTAACTTCAAGTCTTATGACGAACTCAAAGAGAAACTGAATAAGACTCTTACTGGACAAAGAAGTACCGAGTCTGTAGAAGATATTGACCTCCCACCTGTCAGTAACGACATACCAACGTCTTCTAACAACTCGGTAGAGAAAGTAGAATCGTCCAACGATAGCGATGACCTATCGTATTTTAGTAAATTAGCTGAGGACGATTCTTAATCTATCTCTCTCACTTTCTCAATTGGGGCGCCTTCGGGCGCCCTACTAAAATGTTTTCAAATGATCTTCGGTAAGTATAAGAAACTTCATATTACGTTTATGACACCATGCGTAGGCCGTAGACCACTTTCTTCTATTTCTTTCATAAGTCAATAACGCATTTTTATAGGTACGTGTTTCACGTAAAGGTTTTTTAGGTTTGCGTGTTTGTGCTTTAGGTTTGATTTCAACAATAAACTTTTTGAACGTGCCGTTTGATTGTCTAACTTTCATGTAGAAGTCAGGATAATATCTATGTGGCCTATTGTCAATTGAGCGATAAGAAATTGCTATTTCCTCACTACCCCATTCTACAACTGCCCTATTTTTATCACAATAAATCATAAAACGTTTTTCCCAACTAGAACGATAAATAACATTGTTAACGTTACCTTTGTATTTCTGTGGGTTGAGTGGTTTGTATATACCTGAATAAGGGCGTTTATCTATATTCTTCAACTTCTTCATAGAATCTATTTATTATCAACATAAATAGTACTATGGCAAGTGTATTTGACACAATCAAACAAAGAGCAGGAGACGCTCAGAAATCTGCTACTTGGTATAGAACGCAAGTAAATAAGATAGCGAGTGGTACAACTGCTAGACAATTGTTTAGACAAAACAAACTAAATGGTCGTCCTAGCGTAGGCAGATTGAACTTGTTTGGGTACAATCCTAAATTAAGAAAAACTCTACCTTATTATGACGTGTTCCCATTAGTGTTGCCATTAGAACCAATATCAGGTGGGTTTATGGGTATGAACTTTCACTATTTACCACCTCTATTAAGATTTAGACTATTAGAACGTATGCAGGCAACAGCGTCTGATAGAAGATTTGATAAGAATACAAGATTTGAAGTTGCCTATGATGATGTAAAAAATATAAAAATAGTAAAACCAACGATAAAGAAATATTTGTACGCATATGTACAAACAGGTTTTTTAAGAATAAATGCTGACGAGGCTGCAACAGCAATTTATCTACCTGTACAAAGATTTAAAAAGGCTTCTGAAGGAAGAGTATATGCAGATAGTAGGAGATTTATTTAATGTCATTAATTAATATAGGTAAAAGAATAGGTGACATGGATATACGATTAGGTATACCACCTAGTAAACCACAATTTAGTGTAACAGAAACCAATAAACGATTTTCACATAACAATGTATCATCTAATTACAATTCTGTATTCAATGAATTTAGATCAGGTCTAACACAAGGTGGTGGGTTGGCTAGACCTACCCAGTTTCTATGTACAATTGACGGACCACAAAGTAAAGCATTACCACGTGATTACGTTTATGCTGATCCTACAGGTAGTAAGAAATCTGCTGCTAGATTAAAAAAGAGTGCTAGATTAGCAGGTGCAATAAAAGACAATTTACAGCTCAGAATGGATCTATTCTGCTCTAACGTATCATTACCAGGTAAGACTATTACAGATGATGTAAACGAAACATACTATGGACCTAAAAGAGCAATAGCAAAGAACGTTAGCTTTGAAGAGGTCACATTAGAATTTTACACAGGTGTTAATTATGATGAACGATTATATTTTGAGGCATGGCAAAACTCTATAGTTGATCCTATTACACATAACGTAGGTTACTATGATGATTATGCTACACCATGTATGATTACGATTACACCTTTAACAAAATCATTTACAGCAGCTCTTGCTAATTTTGAACCATCAGGTGACGCAGTAAAAGATAGGGAGACAATACGTAA